GTCCGATAATGTCTGGTGTTTCGCCAACCACATCGATTATGAGAAGTGGAACAACCATCAGAGACAAGAGTCGACCGGGCCCATCTTTCGAGTGCTCGGACAATTTTACGGCACTCCGACTCTTTTCGAGAGGACCCACCTCTTCTTTCAGGAGAGTCTTGTTTATTATGTTGGCAGAGCAGACACTCTCACACTGGACGGAGAGCAAATCACTCACGAGGGCCCAATTCGCACTTCCTGGCAAGGGCAGGACGGTGGTTTCGAAGGTTTGCGGCAGAAAGGTTGGACTCTTTGCAGTATGCTGGTAATAAACAGAGAGGGCAAAACCCGAAACACACAAATAAAGGTCCTGGCTCAAGGTGACAACCAAGTGATCACGACCTTCTACAAGAGAGAGGAACACCAAAACAAGCTGACTGCTCACAGAGACGCGAACAATGCCGCACAGAACAACCGCGCGATCATGGAGAACATTCGAGCTGGTGTGTCCAAGCTTGGTCTCATCATCAACGAGGACGAGACAATAGTTTCGAGTGAGTTCCTGAACTACGGAAAGCTAATCACCCTATGGGGAAACAGGATACCAACGGAGACCAAAAGATATGCAAGAGCCACCTGCTGCACAAACGACCAACTGCCGGGGATGGGGCCCGTGATGTCATCAGTTGGTACGATCTGTTTGACAGCTGCTCAGTCGTCTCAATCGGTTCTGGAACCCATGGTGATGTACATTACGCTCGGTGTCATGGCGGTCAGCCTGCTGTTGATACACAATCCAGCGGTTCAAATGGGACTGTCCAAGTTGCTGGCGGGAATGACGGAAGATCGAAAGACGTCCTGGTGGATGAAAGTCCTGTTTCTGGATCCAGTGTTGGGAGGAGTGGGTGGAATGTCTTTGAACAGGTTCCTAATCAGGGGTTTTCCGGATCCACTCACGGAGAGCCTTTCCTTCGCTAAGATCATCTTCCAAAACGTTCGAGATCCACTTCTCCAGAAGATCTTCTCTTCCTTCGGAAACCCAAAAATCAAGATAGCCACGACGAGTGACTTCAACAAGTTGATGGAGAATCCGACGAGCCTGAATCTGGTGAGAGGGATGAGTGCCCCAAATCTTGTCCGATCAGCCATCAGAGAATCACTCATCAACAGAGCTAGCACGTTGACGAACAAAATCTTCAAAGCCAGTTTCATCAGTTTGGAGATCGAAGAGGACAACTTCACCAGCTTCGCTAGGTCCTGCAAGCCCTGTTTCCCTCGATTCTTGAGCGAGTTTCGAGCATGCACGATTTTGGGGGTCACAGATTCCATGCTCGGTCTCTACCAGGGGGCTCGGAGTGTCAAAAATGTGATGAAGAGAGAGTTCCAGTTGGAAATGAGTGCCAAGCTCTGTAAGTCAGAAATGTCGGCGTTGGCCTCACTGGGAGACAAGATCAAGGATGTCCCGATTTGGGACTGTTCTGCAGAGTTGGCGGACAGGCTCCGGACTGACTCATGGGGAGAAAAGATCATCGGGACCACCATTCCTCACCCCTCAGAGCTGACAGGAGATGCCTCAAGGGGTAGTCCCTTTTGTGAGCCCTGCCGGAACAATCGGAAAGTGTACACGGCGGTCACGTACCCATCAGGATTCTCCACCGATCTGGATAGAAAAGGACCACTTTCACCGTATCTTGGCTCCAGAACGGCTGAAATGTCAAACTTGTATAACTACTGGGACAAAGTTACCACAAGTCACATCATCAGAAGCGCTGTAGAGATGAGGCGGATCATCAACTGGTTCGTCTCCAGCGACGGAAAGATAGCCCAGTCCCTCTTCAACATCCTCAAATCTTACACGGGAGAGGATTGGGACGGAGGCGTTATGGAATGCAGCAGAACAGGATCTGCGCTTCACCGCTTCAGGAACTCAAGGACTAGTGACGGAGGTTACTCACCTACCAGTCCCAACCTGCTGTCATACACGTTGGTGACCACTGACACATTGAAAGAAATCAACCAGACCAACCATGACTTTGTCTACCAGTCCCTCCTGATTTACGCTCAACAGGCTAGTTTGGAGCGCACATTGCTTGAGGGTCAAGAAGAAACACACCATTTTCACATTTCATGTCAAGCCTGTATCAGGCCCATTGACGAAGTGCTAGTTGAGAGCCAGTCAACCTACCACCCAGTTACAGAGTGGTCCAGCCTGATCAAGGAGCTGGGCTATGACGGTGGGAGAGATGTCAGGCAGGTAGTTCTGCCCCAACTTCGAGAACAGACGTGGAACAGGCAAGGAGCGGAGGAAATGAGTTTCCGCATTGGGCACTGCCAGGGGGCCGCGTTCTCGGTCTACTCCTCTGAAGACTCCCCATCTGCCAGCGACTCCGACCTTTTTCCGAAGAATCTACCCTTCAACATCAGGGTCAGAAGTTACCTTCACGGATTGTATCAGGGTCTGAAAGTTGGAGCAGGTCTCATTTGCCTCTATCGACGGTCCACAGTCTCTCTAAGACGGCCTGGGAGAGTGATGCGAGGCGCAATGTTTCGTCTGATGAGAGATTTGTCAGAGCAAGAGGGGCTCCACGTGTATATGGAAAATCATCGCTTCAACGGCGAAATCAGTCACAGATCAGGACACCTGTCTGCCCGACACCCTCCTCAGCGCATGGACACAGCTGTTCGGCTGATGGACTATTTCTCGTATTTATACAAGAAAGACGACATGGCAGTGGATCCCCTCAACAAACTGACCAGAAAGCTTCTCCTCTTTTCCGACTTTAGGAGCGCTAGAATGACAGTCCTCTTGGCCGGAGGCTGGGCTGCAGGCAGGGTCTTGAGTAAGACGGTGGTTTCTGGATCTGATGTCCCCTTGCTAAACACTATCAAGAACTGTATCTCCCACTACTGCTTGAAAGTGGGACCGACGTCAGACCAAGTTGTGCAGATCGAAGCCACGATTCAGAGGCTGACGGAGAATGTCTGGTGGACTAAAAACACTATCCGCAAGGCCATCAGTGAGCTTCCAAAAATCTCCGGCCCTCAGCCTTTCCTCACAAAGCCCCCGAAGTGGGGTGAATACAAC